TGATTCTAAAGGCTTTTTTATTTTCAAATAAATGCATTTTTTTGTGTACATCCTCAGAGAACGGTGGTATAATATACCTATAATCAATGAGGAGAAACGATTATGTTGACTAAATCTGAACTGAACCGCATGGCAACTCTGATGGCTAAAATGGAAGGTAATGACTTTTCAACTGTAGCTTCTATGTTTAAGCAAGCTCAAGGCCTCCGCCAAAAGATTGCTGCTGGAGTATTCAAGGTTGGTGACACTGTCAAGTTTGAGGCCAAAGGCCGGACTCGCGAAGCAGTGGTTACTAAAGTAAATCGTAAGACAATTGCTGTTAAAGAGAACCAAGGTCTAGGCTTTGCTTGGAAAGTTTCTCCAAGTCTTTTGAAAAAAGTTTGAAAAAAATGCACTTTAGGGGTTTACATTCCTAGAGACATGTGTTATAATACCTTATAAATTGATGATGGAGAACGTGAATATGACTATGACAGCTCAACAAAAAGCAGATCGTTTGGCTCTTATTAAAAAGGTAGCACAAAAGCGCGATAGTGCAGCTGCTTTCAAAAAGAAACTTGCGGCTCAAGGATCCAAAGTTCGCCGTTGGAGTGATGTTGAAGAAAAGCCTAAACGTAAAGCTGTACAAGATGCCTTTGATAAAGAAATTGCTAGCTATGATAGTGATAACATCAATGCTTGGACTGATGCTTCTAAATACGCCAAAGAATATTATGGCGAAACTCTTCACTACACAACTAAATTCGATAACGATTGGGATTAATCATGAAAAACTTTGATATAATTTTTGGCGTCTTAATGGGTTTTCTCCTTGCTATCTTTCTTATGATAATTGCTAGCAGTGTAGTTACTACTAACTTTGAAAAATGCGGTGAGCGATATAGTACACCTGACGAAGTAGTTGAATGTATGTGGCTGCTGGAAAACAACTAATATGACTATGCATCTAGTGAGAGGTATGTCTACACTCTCAACTAAAAAGCGTAGGCAAAAAGGGAAAAAGATTAGCGCTGAACAAATGGAGCGTGATTGGAAATCTTACAATAAAGATATGCGACGTAATAATTTGCACTCTTGTCAGTTTAATACTTTACAAGAGTATGTTGATTATCGCATGGGCAAGGCAAAACCAAAACCAAAGGAGTTTGTACCTTATGAACCGAAAGAATCCAAACCAACTCGCCAGACAAAGAATTATCCAAGCCTCTCGACGGAAAGCATACCTGGATCAGGCGCGAAAAAAGAGTCTCCAGTCTACTCAGGAGACTACATCGTCGGAATCGCAACAATGCACAAGTCAAACCTCGTTCCTGTCGGAAGGGGAGATGATCCGAAACATTATGCGGCCATGAGAAGAAATTAATGTCAATTCCAAACGTACGGAGAATTTATAGTATGGAACTAACTCAAGAAAATATGCTTGCAGCTTTGCGAGAAAGTGAATGTGAAGTAACCTTTACAAAAGTAAATGGTGACACTCGCGTAATGAAATGCACTTTGAATATGGATATTATTCCAAGTAATAAGATGCCAAAAGGCGATGACACTCCTGAACTTCGTGAAGGATTAGATTCGATCTTGAAAGCTATTCGTGTATTTGATACTGGTCTAGAAGATTGGCGATCATTCAAAGTTGAGACTGTGAAAAACTTTGTAAAAAGTTGAAATTAACTGTGTACATTCTCAGCTACTTATGGTAGTATATAAATATACTCACTAAGGAGAAACACCCTATGGCAGCTCGTAAAAAAATCACTGTTAGAGCAAGACCTAAAACTGGTATTGCTGCGGCTCCAATGAACGATGGATTTGATAAGTTCAAATATTATATTCATCAGGAAGTTGATCGTAAAGAGCTTTCTTCAGTTACTAAGCAGTACGTTAAGCAGACTTTTTCTAAAGATGATGCTCGGGCTATCTTAGCTACTCCTGAGTATAATTTCTATATGTATACCTTACATGCTTCAATTATATACTGGACTCAAATTTTACAACAAGAATTACCAAAAAAGTATGGATTGGAAAATGGTGTAGAACGCGTTAATGAATTCTATACTAATCTCATTCCAATTGGTAAAAAGATCCTTGAGGAGAAAGCACAAGCTGATACGGCTGCGTCAAATGTCGTTGTCTTAACTCCTCAACAGCGTCTTTTCAATAAAATTCAAGAAACGGTTATGACTGACTTGGATGATTTGGAAGACGCTTGGATTGACGGCGAAGAACCAGAATTTAATATGTACAACTGTTTCAAACTTCATGGTTTGAGCGGGTCACACACAGCTCCTGTGTTGAACAGACTTGAAGGTTGGCTATTAGATTACGAGGACGCTTATCATAAGAGATGTGAACAAGCTGTTGAAGGCTATTCGCACGTTAAGCGGACGGTTCTTCGCCGTCGGATCAAGTTGATTGAAGAAATGATTGCCGATCTAGATAGAGTCAAAGCTTCTGCTAAAGCTACTCGTAAAACTCGTGTACCAAAACCACGAGCTGCTGATAAGCAAGTGAATAAGATTAAGTACCTTAAAGAAGATAATGACTTTAAGATTACTTCTATTCTACCAATTACAATTATTGGTGCTATGAGATTGTATGTCTTTAATGTCAAAACAAAAGAATTGACTGAATATATTTCAAGTGCTGCAAAAGGATTTGAAGTAAAAGGTACAACTCTACAAAATGTAGGAGAAGAATCTCGTAAAATTAAACTAAGAAAACCAGACGAGTTTCTTCCAATCGTGCAGAATAAAACACCAAAACAGGTAGATACATTATGGCAAACTTTGACTACAAAAACAAGCTCACCAAATGGGCGACTCAATTCGGATTGTGTCTTATTACGAGTGCTGGATCGGTAAGCGCTCAAAGTATTAACAATAATGAATTTCAATGTTTAATTCAGAATGGATACTTTGAAGCTCGTTCAGATGGATATGCTTCAGTGATGGGTGTTACTAATGTAGTGCTCAATCGAGTCGAAGATCCTCGATATCCTGATAATATCTGTGAAGTAGTCTATCAAGGTCGTCAAGACTCTAATGGTAATATGATTCGCAATCAATGCCAGTTTAGTTGGTATTGCGATGGCAAGTCAGACCGAATGGTTAACGAAGAATTAGAAAATAAAGTTAAAATAGTGGTTCGTGAAACTCTTGCTTTATGGTATAATAATATTGATATTACGGAAGGTGCAACTCATTACCATGCTAACTATGTTCGACCAACTTGGGCAAAGACCCTCAACTACACTACACAAATCGGAACTCACAAATATTATAGGTGGAACTGATCAAAAAATGTTAGAAGGAAAGATACTTACAAAGAAAAGATTCTCTACAGCTGTAGAGAAGAGAGTAAAAACTTTTCAATTATCATATTTAGACGCTATCCTAGAAGTGTGCGATGAACTTGAGTTTCCTGTGGAGGATGTTGCAAGGGTTATTACACCAAGCCTCAAAGAAAAGATTACGGCTGAAGCTCAACGGCTTCGGATGATTAAAGACTCAAATACAGCAACGTTGCCTATATGATTATGGAACCTTACGACGCATTTAGATTTTATCAATCTATGAAGCTACACTTTGAATCTGATAGCTATGATGCTATTAAATATAACTATAAGACTTCAGTAAAGCCACAGTCTTTTTGGAAACGAAAAGATAAGTATTTCTTTGCTAAGGTTGGTAGAAAATTCAATGATACTCGTGAATTGATTAATTACTATGCTGCTCACTTTATTCAAGATAAAACTTGGATTGGCGAGATGATCGAAGATGAAGACATCTATCAGGCTTATCAAAAGCGTATGCAGTCCTTAGGTTATACCTTTGAAAACGATATGTGTAAGCTTGCTAATATTGCTAACTTAGATCAAGTACTTGATTCGTCAGATGGTCATCCTGATATTATCACTTCTTACCTTAGTGGCGATATAAATATAGAGTCAGTAGTAATTATGAACCAATTGACGGGGTTCATGAAACGTGCTGATAAAGAAATAACCGAAACTATCGTGTGGCCAGATGTCTCACGTAAGATTCGTAAATATTCACCTTTTGTTCAATATGATTTGCAAAAAGCTAAAAATATTGTTCTAAGGGTGTTTACATCAGAGTAATTTTGGTGTATAATACTTATATCATGTGAATGTGGATAATTCAGTAAATATAAAACATACGGAGAAATATATGTCTTTTTC